ACTGTTTTGAGTTCTTGAACATGATCGGTACACTCTTGGAGCAACATACACCCCTGTGCATGAGGAGTGAAGAACTCATCTTCCGTGATTGGGTCTGAATGGGCAGGTAGGGCAACCGCTGCCGCAGCAACCAGAGAAGCAATAATTTTTTTCATAACAAATCATCAAAATGGGACAGAAGGAGTGGAAGGAATAGCACCACCAGTGGTAGATGGAAGTTCAGGCATAGCAGCATCTAACATGCCAGGAAGTGCTCCAGCAATTGCTTCTGTTGCTGCCTTAGCAACATTTTCTTTGACACGTTCAGCAATAGCATCACGACGAAGATAAACAACTGTTCCTCCACCGATAATACCTACAGTTCCTACAAATGATAGAACTGCTAATACATTAATTACCTTTTGCATAATAAGCCTCGTAATACTTTACAATCCCTGCAGTGTGCATGTTGCCTTGAGACACCCAGTCTTGAGCACACTCATAGATTGATTGACTGGAGTATTTAGGACGCACTCCTTCCATTTGACCACCAAACTTAGAGAGCAAAACTTTGAGTGCTTGCTCTCTAACTTTCATTTTCTGATCACTATATCGCCAATCATCGATGGACATTTTCTGAACCGCCTTGAAAGTTTTCGGATCCACCAATGGGATCAAGTTGAGTCGTTGTAGCACCACTCTTGGTTGCCATTTCGTACATTACTTGATGAATGTCTTCAGATTCAACAGAGAAATTATTTTCAAACTCCTGTCGTTTGATTTCAGTTTCCTGAACCATATATTCCTTTTGTTTTTCAGTATATTCTGGTGTGGGACCAAACCATTCATCATCCTTTAGATATGCAGGAGCAGGAGTACCAGTAAATACAGGTTCTTCAAACTCCTTACAATTTACTTTCTCGTCATCAACAGAACATTCAAGTGTATCTTCTGAAGGTGTTTTCATGAGTTTGTTGTAAACTTCTATGATTTTTTTAATCATGAAAAAAGGGCATCTCCGTGCCCTCGAATTATATCTTATTTAGTTTTACTTGTCAAGTATTTGGGGCATAAACGGGGGTCATCAAACCACCGTCTGGACCGTTGTCATCATCATCAACATTTCCATCACTCAATAGGGCTGCAAAGATAAACCCTCCTATCATGGAAGTTGCAATGAGTAACACGTCGTTCACCACAAACCTGGGATGACTTGACCCGTTGCGAGGTAGGATCCAACTGCGGCAACGAATCCAACCATTGCTGCACGTCCGTTCAGTTTTTCTGCTTTTTCGTTAAACATTATTTTAGTGTAAGATAGAATTTTGTGTTATCTGTAGGTGAGTTTTCATAAGATGAAATGTCACCATAGGTTTTGTGGTCCTTATAACCTACCATGCGACCTTTCGTGTTTTGAAGGGCAGGCATGAATACAATAAAAAAGAATACTCCTGGAGCACCAACTAAAAGGGCACCACCAATAACATAATAAGTAAGAATTTCAAGGAGGGAGTTTTCCATCAGTAAGTTTCAGAGAGTTGTTCAACACTATAACCGAGAAGACAGAAGAAAGCAACTGCCGTTACGGTAAAAATGATTTCAGTCATCAGAATCCAAAGACACCAAAGAAAAATACACTACCGGAAGTAGTATAAGAGATAACAGCAGCAATAAATCCAAGCATAGCAGTGCGTCCATTTAGTTTCTCTGCTTTCTCAGCGTAAGTCTCATATCCATAACGCTCAGCGTCAGTTTGGGAGATGTACATACGGGGTTCTGTAGCCCACAGATTAGTGCGCCCACCATCTTCAGTTGTAATTGTGCCTGAGCGAGTCATTTCTTTAAGTGTTTCATAACTTTACATATTATATAGTAATGTAACGATTTCTGTCAACCCCTTATAAATACGCCCTCAGTAATCGTTGTTACCATAACTGATGCAAGTGTC